TAGTGACCTAAAGTTACCAACATGAGCAGATGCAGTTGGATATTCTTTAATAATTAATTTTCCATTTGTCTTTTTTTGTATTTTAGTTAGATAATTTTCAAACATCTTTTTAGGTAATGTGTGTAAATCATCTATAGTTATATTCATGAGATTAGCATCTATTCTTTCTGCAATACGTTCTTCAGCCATCTCAAGTGTAATGTATAATACATTTTTTCCTTGCATCAATACAGATGATGCAACATGACACATAAACAAACTTTTTCCAACACCAGTTCCAGCAAGTGCAATGTTTAGTGTCTTTTGTGGTAAACCACCTTTTGTAATCTTGTTAAAGTAATCTAAATCAAATTTTACTTTATCTTCTTTTTTGTGATAAAAATCGTATCTATTTAGTCCATCTTCAACGTAGTCATGTCCTACAGTTAAATCAAATGAAACTGCAAGTGCATCTGATAATATTGATGGTATTGCTTCTGGTGTTCTTTGTTTGTCTTTACCATCAATAATTTTTATTCCATCAAGAACTGCATTGTATATCGCTTTGTCTTTACAGAACTTTTCTGTTTCATCATGTAACCATTGAAAGTCAACTTCTGTTTTATTGAGTGAACCAATAAGTTCAACAATTTTTTGATATTCATTATCTGTTAAATCTTTACGATTGTCAACATTTATTGATAGGGCTTCTTGAGTTGGTAATGAATTATATTTTTCTAAAAACTTTTCAATTTCTTCAAAGACAATCTTTTCATCACGATTAGCAAAATAATCAGATTTTATAAATGGTAATACTTTTCTACAATAGTTTTCATTATGTATTAAATGTGTTAGTGTAGTTCTCTCAATTGTCTGTATTGACATATTGTAACTTTCCCTCTTCTAATTGATTATCAATGACATCACAAAGTATATCACCCATAAGATTATAAAACTCTTTACCAAAGAAATCTTCTGGTAAACCATTTGAGTCTAACATTTTCCATTGGAAATGTAAAGGTAACCTACCGTCTGCATTTTCTTTTTCACCAAAACTTACTTTACCAAATTGAAAGACAACACCTTGATATTTCCCTGCTAGTTTTGTTAGACCTATTCCAGTCCATTTCTCAGTTTTATTCTGAACAAACTTATACTTATCTGTAATTTTAGTCATTTGTACCGTTTAGTTCTGTAATATTACCATACTTGAATTCTTTGATTGCAAAGTCATCTAACTGTTTCATAATATCTTCAGTAAAGTATTTCTCTGGATTATTGTTAATAGTTTTTCCATATTGTTTTGTTCCGTCTGGCAATTCAATACGAGTTGATACTTGTTTAAAAATACCACCTTTAACTGCAAGTTCTAGTAATCCATAGTATTTGTCTAAACCTTTTTCATAAGTCAAACGAACATCTACCATTTTATTTTCAATTGTCAATCTTGACTTTTGATTTTTACAATGTACAATATTACCTATGACTTCAGAACCATCTTTCTCTTTTTTCTTAGAAAGATAAATGATAGTTGAAGCTGCATATTTTAATCCAGAACCACCACCCATTTCCTTTGTTGGAAACATAGAACCAACAACATCATAAGTATGATTAGTTACAACCATAGGAACTTTTGCACGACCAAGTTTCAAAGTCAATACTCTAAATGCAGCTTTGAGAACTTGAGCACGAGTCATATCTCTTGTTTCTTTTCCATCAGCAGTATCTTCTACTTCTTTTGTAGTAGATAACATACCGAGTGAATCTAGACATAACATAATAGGTTTTCTATCTGATTCATCTTGTTCTAAGTATTTGTCAAGAACTTTAATTGCTTGTGTTCTAAACTCTTGGACAGTTGTGACTGGAAACATGACCATTCTATTTGGGTCTATTCCTCTATCAACTACCATCTGTTTTGTGATTGCACTTTCTGATTCAAAGTAAATAACACCAGCGTTTGGATTACTATCTAAAAAGTTTTTACACATTCCCATAACAAAAAAAGTTTTACCAGTCGCACTTTCACCAGCGATTGCAGTAATCTTATTACTTGGTAAACCACCATATATTGAACCACTCAAAAGTGCATTGAAAATAAATGAACCAGAGTCAATGTAAGAATCTACATCTCCAGCTTCAACACCATCTGCAACCAAACCAGCATATTCATTACCAGCTTGTTTTGCAATATCTTTTAAAAAGTCCATTATATATCATCCTCATCTCTGTTATCAGAACGAAATTCAGAAAATCCGCCTGGATATCTTTTTTCAAGTTTTGCAGTATTAATATCAATGAGTTCTTCAATATTAGTATCAAGTGCAAGACAACCTTGTGCGACATACCACATAATATCTCCAAGTTCAGATTTCAAATGTGTTACTGTGTCTTCATCCATTTCTTTTCCTTGGAATATACACTTTTTTATAATTTCATTAAACTCTCCAACTTCACCAGAGAGTCCAATTCCAGATGTCAACAACCTTGATGGGTCAACACCTTGTTCTTCGACTATCTCAACAGCATCAATAAAGTCATCTAAGTTTTTAGTTTGGTCACTAGAAACTTCATCAACAAACTCTTGATAATCATTTAATAAATTTTCCATAATAAATCTCCAATTTTGTTAATCATATATCATATGTATATAAAAGTCAAGTATTAACCAAAGAAACTTTCTAGATTATTTTCTTGTTCTTTAGCAACTTTACCAATAAGTCTTTCTGGTTTACCAGCTGAACCTAATGTTGCGAGTCTATTATCACAATATGCAGTAGTGGTATATCTTGTACCATTACCCTTAATATATGTAACACCGTGAACCTCATTAGAGTCTGCAATAATAACAGAATTATCTGGTGCATTTATAGCAATACCATATCTTGGAAAACAAAGATATGCACCCTCATAATCACCATCTCTAAAACAATTCATAGTAGTTAAACCAGCATCTAAATCACCACTATCTACATGAGCAGACATTGCTTTAGATTGTCCGATATGATATCTATTTGCAGAAAAAGTTGTAAACATACCAACTCTATGTTCTTCTCTTACGAAGGTTTCAATCCACCTCTTTTGTTTTGCATAAACCTCTGGTAATGCTTTTTCAAATGCTTTTTGATTCCATTCAGATATCTCACTAAATCTTTCCCACTTTTCTGGATTTTCTTTACACCATCCAGCTGTGCCAATCTTACCAGTAAATCTACCTCTTTTGTAACCAATCATAACAGAACTGATTTCATTACAATATGCAATCTTTCCCCAATCACCAGATTTAGTTTTTACATAATATGAATTTGAAGTTCTTAATTTATAATCAACACCTTCTTTCAAACCCTTTTCTTCCATCTCTTCTTTAACAATTGGGCCTGCACAATTTGCTCTCATAACAGAAACATCAGAAATACTTTTCAACATTTCTTTTACAGAGTCATCTGGATATACATTTGTTACAACTGCAGCTAATGGTGCATTATCACCATCAATTGTTTTAAAAGGTTTATATACTCTTACATCTTCTGCTTCTACATTTAATAATGTATCATATGAATCGTCACCTAGAAATTTACCATTCCATTTTGCATAGGTTTCTTTTTTACCTAAATCTTTCTTAGCTATATGAGTTTGCATTTTTAGTCTCCTTATATGGTTTTAATATGTTGTTATAAATGTTGTTTGATAAGTAATGCATACAAAGTGGTGCAACCATCAATCCTATTCGTGCAAGATTTTCATTTAGTTTTCCAGTAAGTTTATAATCTTCTGGAAGAGTCATAATCCTTGCAGCTTCAAGTGTAGTATAAACTCTATCTTCCTCTGGATGTAAATGAACACCAAGTGAAGTTTGTAAACCTTGTTCAGACAAAGTATGACTTGGTTGATTCCAAGGCACTCTTCTTGATTGATAGAAACTATTCTTTCTTTCTGGTAACACTTTACCTCTTTTCTTTCTATGTTCAATCCACTTGTCAAACCAAGGGGTCACTACATCATCTCCAACTGAAACGACTTTATCTGGATTCTTTGGTAATCGTTTCATCCACTTATATTTAGCGCTTTTCTCCATAGCGATTCTTAAATCATATGCTTCTGACATATTTTGATTTGATTTTTGAATATCATGTATTGCATCATGTATAGTGTGAACATCTGTATCTGGCTCTGGATAAACAGTACTATCTAAACACATAAACGGTAATCCTATATTATCCATAACATCATTACGAACCGATACGATAAACACTCTTTCTCTTTTTTGTGGAACGCCATAATATTGACCCTTCATAACTTTATATACAGTAGTATATCCACACTTTTCAAAATCATTTACCATTCTTTGTAAATGTTCTTTTGCGTATGTCATTGTAAGACCTTTTACATTTTCACACACAACTACTTTAGGTTTTAGTTCATCTGTAATGCGAATCTGTTCCCAAGTCAAATCTTCTATATTCTTTTGTTTAACACCATATGCAGTTTTCTCTTTACCCCAACCTGCTTGTTTAGTTCCAGACATTGAAAATGGTGGACATGGTGGAGAACCGTCAAGTATGTCTAACTCTCCAACTTTAAGTCCAGTAAGTTCCATAATCTGTTTACCAGTAACATTTCTTATATCACCACATATGTTTTTAGTATCTGGCCAGTTTGCAAGATAATCTTGCATTGCAACTTTTTGAAATTCATTTACAAATAAACAATCACCACCAGATAGTTTATAACCACTAGATGAACCACCACCACCAGAAAAAAAAGAAATATATGTAAATAATTTTCTATCAGCTGATTTCTGTAAATCATCTAAATTGTAACGAAAATATCTCATCCAAAAAAGTCCTCTAATGTTGTTTGTGTTCCATAAGACCTATCAATCTTCCAACCAATAACATTAGTAATAAATGTTAGAGGTTCAATGAAACTTTTGTCATACATTACATCATAGTCTATATATCGTTGAATGTCAAGTTCTTTTGGAAACTTACCAATAAATGATATTACATTAGAACCTAAAACATTAGGTTGTCGTAGTTCTAAAAACTTAATCTTGTCACCTTCTTGAATGTACTGGTATTTATAATCAAGTTTCTTTTCTTTTATCAAATGATTGTAAATTAAACAACCTTTTATATGCATGGGTGTACCTTTAATATAGATAGATGAAGTTGAACCAAACTTTTTAATACCATTAACACTTCTTGGATAAGCAATCTCTTGTGGGTCTAAACTTTTAAACTCTTGTTTGTAAGACGTAAGGAAGTCATTTAGTTGTTTTTCACCACCCTTCATGATTATTTGTAATGCTTCCTTAATCTTAACACGAATAGGTGCAGGCGTTGAAGTTTTCACCGCCTCGATACCCATCATCTTGAGTTGGGGTTCATGAAAATGAACTCCCTCATTATTATGAACATTTAGAATATATCTTTTTTTTGCAGTCCATATACCTTTGTCTGCAATCACTTCTCTTGACATTTGCATCTTTTGTTCGTATGCAGACATCATATCAGAAAGAGTTTGATAACTTTTATTGATAAAAGGTTCAATTTTCTGTCCAGCGATTGTATCCAAGAAATTGACAATTTTTGATACACTTGTTCCTTTTTCAAACACTTTACTAACCAGTTTGTCAAAAGTAACATATATCGAATCTGTATCTGATGCAATGACGTAATCTTCATTTGTAGTTTCCAGTAATTTATTAAGATATTCATTTATCTTCTTTTCTATCCAACGAATAGACAGTTGACCAGCTGTGGTAATACCTTCTGCAATTGCAAGGTCATAGTAACGAAAGTACTGATTACCAATTGCACCATAAGCAGAGTTAAGTGAAATCTTTCGTGCCATCTGAATATTGTTGTAACGACTAATATACTTTAAGTATTTAGCATCCTTTGTATCTTCATAATCTTGTTTTGCTTTCAACATCTTTTTCTTATACACAGTACGGTCATCATATATTTCTTGCATCATCTCTGGTAAGAAACCCTTGATATCTTTTCTATACAATGCACCATTTGGTGTAATAGTTGTATTGTCTGGTAAATTAAGGTCAACACCTTTTAAAACAGTATCAACATCAAGGTCTTTCATAAACTCACCAGATACAAGTGTTTCTGGTGACAAATTGTACTGCATGATTAAATGTGGATATAATGAGTTCAAGTCAAATGACATTACCCACTTGTGCATACCAACTTGTGGTTCTTTCACATATGCACCCTCATACTTTTCTACTTTAGTATGATATGATTTTTGTGGTATAACAATATTCTTTTTCTTTAGATAATTATGAATAAGAACATCCCAATATTTTACTTGACCAAACGTATCTTCATAATTAACCTTTGCTTCATAAGCCATAGTCAAACAGAGTTCTAACAACTTCATCTTATCTTCAAGACGGTCAACAAGTTCAACGTCAACAATATTATAGTCAATAAATGATTGATAATCTTTTGTATACCAGTCTTTAAAAGTGTCATAAGGATTTTCATTTTTCTTTTGACCAAGTTCAACAAATGCAATATGATTAAGTGCATAACTTTCTTGATTAGTATAAGTAAACTTACGATAGAGTTGTAAATAATCTAAATTAGCAACACCATTAATATCATAAACTTGTTGATGTCTACCATGAGAATATACTGTCCTTGAACTAATTAAACCCCAAGGAGAAATCTCTTTTGCTCTATCTTCACCCAAAACTTTTGTAACACGATTGATAATGTAAGGAATATCAAAAAACTCAGTATTCCAACCAGTAACAATGTCTGGATAATGTTTAGTCCAAAAGACCATAAACTCTGCAAGTAATTCATTTTCATTAGAACATTTAATATAAGTAACATCATCTCTGTCATTTTGATAATCACCAATACCCCAAACCACAATCTTTTTAGTTGTCTGGTTTTTAATAGTGATAGATAACATTTCTTCTATCGCAGCTTGTGGGTCTGGGAAACCATTCTCACATTGTGTTTCAATGTCAATAGTTACTGTTAGGATTTTATCATTATCCCAATCAACTGAATTAGGATATGATTCTGAAAGGTATGTATATGCAAATCTATCTAGTCCAAAAACTAGATGAGGTTGTTGTTTATATTGTTCAATAAACCTCTTTGCATCTTTGATAGTATCAAATGGATATGCATCTGCATACTTACCATCAAGTGTTTTGTAATTAGTTTTCTTTTGTACTGGAACATACATAGTCGGTGAGTATTTAACCTTACGATTAATCCTTTGACCATTTTTATATTCACGAACAAGTATTGTGTTTCCCCATTGGGAAACATTTGTATAAAATTGCATAATATAGTTATACCACCTTAGTAGTTAAATGTCAAGTCCAATTATCACGATTCATAAATGTTTTCAGAACATCTTTTAAAATACTGCCACTATGAACTGAATCATATCCAACATGGCCAGGTTGAGAATTTATTTCTAAAACATAAGGTTCTTCTTTTTCTCTATCTTTAGAAATAATTAAGTCTACTCCAATCCATTTTCCATTTATTGTTTTATCAACTTTATAACAAACTTCCTCTTCAAGTTTTGTTAATTCATATTTTTCTGGTTTTGAACCTTGATGAATATTACTTCTAAAATCACCATCTGCAATATTTCTTTTCATTGCCCCCATAATTTTACCAGCAACCATTATAACACGAACATCAAATTCAATTGGAATATATTGTTGTAATATCATTCCTCTTTCAGAACCTAATTTATTAATAATTTGTGCAGAGGATAAAAGTTGAGCTTCATCATTAATTTTAAGAACACCAACTCCACCAGTTCCTAAAATTGTTTTAAGAACAACTGGAAACTTACCACCAATTCGTTGATGAATATTTTCTAATTTATCTAAATCATTAACTAATACAGTTAAAGGTTGTTTAATATAACTATCTTGTAACCTCAAGTAAGTGTGATACTTATCCCAACAAATATTATGAACTTGCATAGGATTGATAACGGTAACACCATTTAAAGTTAGTTCACGATAAAAGTTTTGCCAACTTGGAAAATCATTAGATTTTGAGCGATTAAATACAATTGTATTTTCATCAATTTCAAACTCTTTATCTTCTTTATCATATATAAAAAGTTTATCATCTTTTTTCAAAATATATGATTCTTCTATTTTAGTTTTAAAACCAGTTAAACCTAATTCATTTCCAAACGATAACATTTTATCAGCTAGTGCATCAGTTTCCTCTTTAGAATCATCACCAACATTACTAGGGTCATTATAGACCACAACAAAACGATACGGTTCTTCTAAAACTTGTTCGTAAAGGAACTCTCTTAATGGTTTAATATGATTCATCTTATTCCTTTAATAAGGTCGATTTTTCCTTGGTAAGATACTTATTAATCATTTCTAATCTATCATCAGCAGATGCAAGTTTATCTAATTCTGAAATTACTGCTTCTGTAACATCTGAATGTTCACCAATACCAGCAGGCATTGTTTGATAAACTTTAATGTTTGCGAGGTGTACTGCAATCTCACCTTCTGCTTGTTTTTTTGCAGCTTCAATAATATAATCTCCAGTTTTCATACTAATCTTCCTTTTTCTTCCCTATATTATATTTTGTTTCTAGTTTCCAATCATTTTTTTCTTTAAATGATATTACTTTGATTTGTGAAAGAGGTGCAGACTTAATCTCATCTGTTTTCACAACATTCACTAATCCCCAATCCGATAAAAGATTAGCAATAGTATTTCGTCTTGCGATATCATTTTCTGAGATATTTGTGTCTTTACCATCTAATGCAAATAATTCTTTAAAATGCACTATAAAGTATTTACCTTGTTTATGTAATATGTGACATGATTGAAATAGTGTTTTTTCTTTTCTAGATGCAACACCAATCCTTGATAATGTTTCTCTTACTTTTAGAAAGTCATCTGGTTCTTTTAGACCAACCTCAAGCATTTCATCTGGTTTCCATAATGCTTCATTCATTTCTTCCCACCTTTATTTAATTTTTCTTTAATAGAGGCGATTTGTTCATCATTTAGTATGTTCAATGCAGACCTTGCTTTTTCGTTATTATAACCAAAGTATTCTTTTACATACTCTAAATTCTTTGACTTACTCGCCTTCATCCAAGTTGCAAATCTGTTTTGCTTCCTTAGACTATTTAGTAAAAAATCATATTGTAATTTATTATCCAAATGATTATTAATGTTCATCTCATTGACCAACATAATTGTATCATTAAAAGGTGCAAGACACTTATTGATTATAAAGGCTGGATATTTCTTTTCATAGAGTGGGTCATCATTATCCATCAAATTATTTTTGCCAGTATTAATAGACTTTAAATATTCTTTTAACTCATAACTCATTGCACAACACTCACATTAAAACTGATAGTTATTCTCTCTTCTTTACTTCTGTTAGGTTCAACAAAGTGTTCTAAGTATGAGGGAAACAATAAAAATAATCCCTCTGTAATATGAACGTATCTTAATTCACCATTGTCATATCTATCAACTAAAAAAGAGTTTGTTACTGCAGCTGGTCTTGGGTCTTTGAAAGCAAGTCTACCACAATCTTTTGGTGTCTTAACGTAATAAACTCCAGAAAAATTATGTCCACCATGTTGGTGAATAGTATTCCAATCGTGTTGTTTATTTACATTAATCCAAATCTCTGGTATATCAACTTGTTGTATTCCCAAATTTATATTTTTACAAAAACCATCTATATAACCCACTAAAGGATTTAACTCTGTTTTGTTAAACTGTAACTTACTTTGCCACCCACCAACATTTGATTTAGAAACAGATAATTCTTTTTTACTTTTTTCTAGAATCCATTTTACAATATCTACTTCAAAATTAATTTTTTCAGTACTATAAAAGTATGGTGTAGGCCATAGATTTTCTATATTGATTTTAGTTGTCATTTGAACTTCACTTGTGTCATAAGTTCAGTCATACAAGCAAGAAGATTTATTTCTTGGTCTGCAACAAAAGCGGACTTGTAACTGTAATCAGCAAGTATAACAACAGCGTGGGGAATAGTAGAAGAATCCAAATTATCATAAAGGGAATCGTAAATCCTACGATAAATACGACTTGGGTCATTATCAAGATTGTTGACAATCCATTTACGAACATTGGTAAACTCTTTATCTTTAAGGAAAGTAATAAGTTCTTTAACAGAGTTATCTGATAAGTTAACCAAGATACCAGCATCTATCTCTCCACTTGCAGAGTATCGTTGCAATTCATTTAAAACTCTTCTCCAATCTGGAAAGAATTTTTGTATTAAGGATGCAACAACTTTTTTATTAAATTTAATCTCTTCTTTATTTAGAATATCTTCACATCTATGCATGAAGTCCATTGCAAGTTTTGGTTTTTCTTCAGCAGGAATACGAAATTCTACAAGAGAACATCTACTATGTAATGGTTCGATAATACGATTACGAAAGTTACAAGTTAAAATAAATCCACAGTTTTTACTGAACTCTTCAATAAAACCACGAAGTGCTGGTTGTGTTGATTGTGGATTTAGATAATCTGCTTCATCAAGAATTACATATTTTCTATTACCATCCATTGACACAGTAGATGCAAAGTTTTTAATTTTGTTTCGTAGGACATCAATACCAGATTCCTCAGAACCATTTACCATTATATAAGTACAACCAAGTTGTTCTAACATTGCCTTTGCAACTGTTGTTTTTCCACAACCAGCTGAACCAGACAATAAAAGATTAGGACAACTTTGGTTATCTACAAATTGTTTGAAGGTATTCTTCAACTCACTTGGAAGTATAGACTCGTCAATCGTTTGAGGTCTATACTTCTCAACCCATAATATTTCATTCATATAAATTTTTCCTTAAGCAGTTTCTAATGCAATGTAGTATTCAATATTCTTACTAACATTCTTGAATCTTGAAATACCTTTTGTAGATACTTCAACATCATAGTCACCACTCAAAAGTTTTAGATTTTCTACTTTAAAGAAAAACTTTTGATTAGGTATTGCACCATCTCCTACTTCTATGGAAAAATTATTAGATGTATCATTTTTTCTATCTGATACACGAAGTAACATAATACCAACATCACCAGTATCCAAAACCATATCTGGTGCATTTAGTACACTTGCAGCCTTTAATACTTGATTAAAAGTGTTTTGTTGCAAGGTAAACTTTGCTTCTGCATCAGGCATAGTGATATCTGACTTTGGTGTAGTTACTACAGTTGGGTCTGAATAAAAATATTTTAAGGATTGATTACCTTCCCACATTCTTACACTATTTTCACCGAACTCTAACTCTGGGTCTTTAAATAAAGACATTGCAGAAAGATATTCGTTGAGGTCATATATTGCAAACTCACTTGGAAAAGTATCTGGTAATTCTGCAATAGATACTATGTTTTTCATAGAACTCATAGTAGATATTTTATTACCAGTTTTCACTAATAAGTTAGCGTTTATATTCGCATAGTTTTTCAAGATTTCTCTTGTTTCATTTGATAGTTTCATTACGAACTCCCATAATTAATTTAAGATTACTATATACTAAAAAAGGGGAGAAGTCAAGTCTCCCCTCTTTTTTTTTTATTCAGAACCAAACATTTCTTGTTCTGTAGCAGTTCTGTGGACTTCCCACATTGCCATGGTCTTTTCATCATCAGTTGTTGGTACATAACCAACAATTTCATAATAATTAAACTTTTTTAACCTTTTCATAGCCTTATCATAATCAACTAAACCATCAAGTAATCTCAATTGACCATGAATGTTTTGTGTGATTAATTTATCCAAACCAGATTTATATGTTGTTACTGCATGTTTAAAAGCACTTAGAAAATTATTTTTACTATACAAAACAATTTTTGTTGTTTCACCTTTCGTAACATTTTTAAGTATGTAACGACAAAAAGTTCTTGCATCTCTATCATTGCCAGGGTCATATAAAACAATATCATTAAAATCTTTAATATTTTTAGAAGAGTAAAAACCGTTGTAATCCATTCCAATTGATAATTTTAACCACTTTTCAATTTCTTTTCTATCGTAGATGGTGTTAATTTCATCATCTGGAGCAATGCTCTTAAATATCTTATTGATAATTTTTGTTTTTGTTCCAGCCTGTTTTTCTAATGGATACATTTTCAAAACTGTAGGATTTGTATTTACATACTCAGCAATAGATTCTTTATCTGTACCTAAAAGACCAAGATTTATTAAATATAAACCACTATTAACAAATGTGTTAAAAGTTAAACTTTTAGATGGATAAGTATAATTACCCGCTTGTCCGTATTCTACTCTAAATTTTTCAAATTCTCCATCTGATAAATGAGAACAATCAATTTGTAAAACTGGACAATAAGGTTGGTCAAGACTTTTTAAAACTCGTAATCTATCTCTACCATCAATTTCATTTTTTATTGCTCTTGAAACATCAATAATTGGTGGAAATTTATTAGTATCCCAACCATTTGACATAAACGAAGCCTGTAATCCTTCTTGGTTTTCAAGATTAACTTGTTGAGTTTCTATTACACCCTTGTTATCATCAATATTTTTTTCATTAAGTGTTGTTAAATAACGAAATGCAAATCCAATAATCTTAATATTGTACTTTTTAAAAATCTGTCTTGCAGTCTCGTGAGGTATCTTATTTGGAAATTTTTCATCATAATCAGATAGGGAAATTCCAACACCCATCATTGTAGTTGCTTGTAACATTATATTATCCTTTGCTATTAGCAGTTGGTTAAATGAGTTTTTAGTTAAAAACTTTACTCATTAAGAATCACTATACATTAAAAAAGAGGGAAAGTCAAGTAGCTCCCTCTTTTTTTTTTAATATTTACTTAATTGTAATCATCTTTGGTTTTTTTGCTTCTGGTACGATTCTTTCTAATTGAATAGTTAACATACCATTTTCGAGTTTTGCACCATTTACAACTATATCATCTGCAAGAGTAAACTTTCTTGTAAAGTTTCTCTGTGAGATACCCTTATAAACAGTATACTCATCAGTTGCACCTTTATCTTTGTCCTTAATTGATTTTACATTAAGAACACCCTCTGCAACTTCAATTTCAATATCTTTCTTATCGAAACCAGCAAGTGCCATTTCAATTTCAAATTTGAAATCTTCTGTCTTTTGAATATTGTAAGGTGGATAACCAGTACTTTCCATTTGATGAGTTGCATAATCAAACAATCTATCAAATTGTCTGTCAAACCCAACGGCATATGGTGTAAAGGTGTTATAGTCAAACGCTTGAAGAGCGTTTTTTAAATTGCTAAGATTTGTCATATTTATCTCCTAAGTTAGCAAGATTAATTTTGTAGACCCATTATGGCATCTACACTTATATATATGGGGATTGATGAAAGGAAAATCAACCCCCACACATAATTTTTTTTAAGCGACTTCTGCCATTTCTAGTGCAGTATTGAGTGCTTTCATTTTAGTCTTACGATTTCTTCCGTACCAAGAGGATTCTAGTCTACTTGAAACTTCACGACCTTGTACATGGTCATTCAAATAAGTTACCGTATTGAACGCTTGCCAGAACGTACCCTCTCCAAACTTTGCACCAGGCTGTGTCTGAAGATTATCAAGTCCTAGTTTTGCATTTAAAGAAGTAGTTGGGAATACACCATCAACTTTTTCTTTTGCTGGTTCTCCAAAGACAGTATTAAAATACTGAACAATATTCTCTGAAGTATACCTTTTAGAACCAAGGAACTCTGCCATTGATTTATACTGTTCTAGTTTTTCTCTTGCAATACCAAGAGTATCTTTAACTTCGGAAGCATCAAACTCTTTTCTGTGATTAAGTTTTAACATTGCATCTGCTTTATTACTAAGAGATAATGTCAAAGTATTATTACATACAACACGGATTGGTGTCATACGAATATCAATCGCTTTACCGAATTGATGAGGATTTGAAAACAGAAAGTAGTTTTCTGTAACATCACCGTTAAACAACTCAAAAGAGTCATTTGTTTTTGCAAGTGCCCAGACCATTTTACCATTGTCTAGAGAACCAGCAGTATG